GTGTTGTATCCGTGTCAAAAAAACGAGCCCCCCTACGCAAATTGCAGTTACGGCATAGTAATCGCAAATTAGAATCAATATCAGTGCCGCCTTTAGATTTAGGAATGATGTGATCAACGTGCATCTGACCTTCATCCATGCCACACAACTGGCACACCTGGTCACGTTGAATAATCCGCTTACGAATCTCACGCCATCCTCTAGTTGATCCATTACTCCAGGCTTTAGACATCAGTAATGACCTTTAACTCTCCAATAAGCCCAAGCATTACATGGCGTTGAATAACGCGCTTGAATGTATTTATATCCTAAATCTATTTGCTCATAAGGATCAGTTGTCTTTAGATTAAGTAATTGTGGAATACCAAATGCACTTGATCGTTTGTTTTTTGCTTTGTGATTCCAATTAGATTCTTTATTCCATAGCAGCTCTAAACATCTATATTCTTTGGCATCTACAACTATTGAGTGAGCATAGAGTTTGTAGTGATCAATAGGTGAAACGGAATATGTTTTTTCCACGCTGGTCAATTGCAATACCAATAGACAAAGAACCCCCGTTAGTGAGCCGCGCCTGGAGATTTTTTGCTCCGCATCTCCAGCGGGCATTGGCGATCGTATCGGTGCTGTCAAGTGGCTAAGCATCAGAATTACCAGGCGTGTCGCCCACAAATTCAACACCCAGGTTTCCACACCCAGTGCATTCCAGCACCTTTAGTCCAGGTGGCAGAGTGTCGCCAACTATGCGTTCAAGCCCCTGGGTTTTGATTTTGCAAACACGGCAGTTAAATGGATGTAGTGGCATAAACGCTCCTAGATAAGGTTTCAACTGGTCTTAGGTTTATTTGGCTTACCCACCAGGATTCAGATTTAGAGTGTTTGAACCTGGGTTTTTTAGCAGCTGATATTGGGATGTATCCAATGACTTGATAATTAGGTGCAGTGCCAACGCATAAGATGGCAATGTCAGTATCACGATCATGGTTATGAATGATCAAATGCCCATCAAGCCATTTAGTCCATTTGACCTCAATGGATTGACCAATGTCGGCATCATGTTTGAATGATTTGGTGGTTGGCATGAAATCAGATAGCCCTAAAGCCCTTGCAACGGCTATTTCAGCACCAGTAGCGGTGACGTGTAACAACATGTCATCAAAGTAATTATTAGGTGAAATGCTTGGCACTCGGTGGGCGTAATTACCTAATTTGGCATTTTCCGCACGTGCTAAACCAACCCTGGCTGCGATCATCTCCTCAGCCTGGGTCAGTTTTACTTGGATCATTTAGTTATATGCCTGACATAGCACCCACGACATAGGTGAAACATGGCATCAACTATTTTGATCATGTCAATGCGATTAAATGGCTCAAAGCATGAATCACAAATTTGTGCTTGGCGCTCATTTAGCAGCTCACCATCAGCGGTAATGTGGGCAGTTTTGCCATCTCTTGAGAATGATATCCCGCCCATGTCAATTCCAAATCGGCTTGCATTGATTGGTTTTAGCACCGCATACATACCCTGAATACGGCTTGCCAGTTTTACCAACGCCAGCCTTCTCCAACATGTAGCCATGTGAGCATTGCGGTTTTTCTGAATGCGTAACACCCTCATAGATTTCTTTGACCATGACATCCATAGCAGCACCAACGGATGCAAACTCAGGATCAGGCACAATGCTTAGATTTACCCGATCCATGCGATCTTTAGATTCCCGGGGAATTCCTTCGCTGAATTTAGAGATAGCACCTGTATGCAAACTGCGACCTAAACTTGAAGTAGCTGCATTTTCAAGCGGAAACCGATTTGAACTACTGCGAATTTCCTCAGCAAAATCAGTTGAATATGGCAACATATCGGTTGAATCCCGATATAAATCAGTTTGCACAATATAGCGTGTGCCATCCTGATAAATTATTTTTTGGTCAATACGACCCATTGGATAACGCATCCAAAACTTCTCTATGCGCTCGGCTACTGTTTCATAGTTTTCAAGCGGCATTTTGAATCCTTTGAACCATGTCACGGCTTACGCATAAACCCCTGGCAAATCCTCTACGGCTGCCTGCGGTATCGCCCCTCTTAAAACCCATCTTAAAGCCTATTAAAAGCCCTATAAGCGCCCCTAATAGCCCCACAATGGTTATTGCGGTCATTTCATTCATTTTTGCTCCCGATCCCATCCAACGCCCTATGCGTTGAATTTGAACCAGTATGACACCGATAACTGACATTGGGCAATGACCAACACGCCCAACCTATTTTTGGCTTAAAATCCTGTAAATTTCATCAACCCTGGCGCTTAAAACCCTCAATTCATCCCGCATGGATTTTCCAGAGTTAGGCAACAACTCACTCATAATAGATTTTGTCACCATTTTCATGACTGAATAGATTGCAGTGAGCAGCGCAATAACGCACCCGATCACCGCAACCCATTCATTTGTTGTCATTACTTGGCATTAACTCCAAATGCTTTGTCATCAGGATTGATCCAGCGCAATACGACTGGTGCGATTGCTGCAATACCACCCATTGCCATTTGCTTGAATGTGCCACCAGCCATATACACGGCTAATGCAGCTGCTAGAAATGATCTTGACCAACTAGCCAATAATTCTTTAGCCTGTTTTAGATTCATTTTAACCCGCTTTCTTTAGGTTTAGTTTTTCAATCAACTCAGCGCATTTGGCTGGATTAAGTGAAATTTCAAAATGCATTTCATCAGGGCGTTTGAAATTGCCACCCCAAATAATTCCATATTTCTTGCACAATGCTTGAATCAAAACTGTTTGCATTTGCGTAAATGTGTTTGCATGACCCAATGGATGCTTTGTTGCATTCAAATCAATTGCAGTGCCACTGGAATGATTGCTTAATTTGTCGGATGATCCCCGGACATTTCTAAAACAATAACCCCAATCATCAAGCGCACCTGCATCAATTGGCTCAATGTGTTGGTGGAATTCAGCTGCAAATGTGACCAATAATGGAGCGACTAATTCAGCACACCTTAATTTAATCTTTGTCCCAGGCACAACAAATGAACCAATCCCAATTTCTTTAGGATCAGCGGATGCAGTCCATCCATTTTGGCTAATCAACTGAGTAATAATTTGACCTCATCCTCAGTTAATCCCAGGCGCTCAAGTAATGCAGATCGTTGTGCAATTTTTGCATTTTCAGCCGATTTTAATAAAATTTGCAATTCTTGATCAGCCTTAAATGCAGCAAATTCTAAATCGTTCATTTCTCGATCAATTATTTTATCAGTTTTAACATTGTGTTCTCTGATTATTGGTTTAGTCATTTTTAATTACCCCCATAAACATAAATAGTTCCACCTGACCAACTTGTTGCTGTTGTTATCACATTGATTGATGTAATTGCTGAGTTTGAATTCCAAATGCCATTAACTTGCATGCTATACCAATATGTGCCTTGATTAAAATAACTTTGACCAATCGCTACCTTGCGGTGATTGGTTTTGGCGTAATTTGGAATTTCCATATAAGTAAAATTACCTGTATCACTTGTGCCCATAAGACCCGCAAAATATATTCCAGCAAGTTGATTTCCTTCGGTATTAGGTGTGCCACCATTTTGCATTCGCAATCCAGTAAATGCGTAATTGTTACCAGTATCACCATTGAATCCGATTTTGCCATTGTCGTTTATATTAGATACATAAGCCGCTTCAATATAAATATAAAGGTTTTTATATGTGCCTGGAATACTTGAAATTGTAACTGTTGAAGCGCCAGTTAATGCAGTTCCACCAGTATTGATTAAAGTCATTCCACTACTTGCTGGTGATGCCCATGATGGAACACCACTTTGAACTGTCAAAACTTGACCATTTGTGCCAATTCCCAATCGCACTGGTGTCGAATTAGGTGATGAATAAATAGTGTCACCAGTCGTTGTCATTGGATTTGTCATACCGGCTGAATCAGCAGCCCAGACAAAATCCAAGTCAGCATTTGTGTTTTTCTTTAATACTTGACCAGTTGTGCCACCTAATAAATCAGCAAAATCTGAATCAACCGCCTGACCAAAGACCTCAAAGTCAGCGGGTAAATTAGTTACCAAATCGGTTGACGTTGGCATCTGCCATCCGAAATTGCTTGTTGGATTACTCATATTTTCTCCTTATGCCACTATTGTGGCGTTTTCCCATGTTAGTGTCGGTAAAATTGTTTGCCATTGCTCAACGCCTGGCACGTCATTCCAGCGCATTGCATTGAGTGAATATGACAAAGGCGAAAGTGTTGGCGTGATTGAAACCTGATTATAGGCAGCTCTAAATGTCCAACCTTCAACAAATCCTTGAAATGAGCCAGCATTCATGTTTAATGGCAAATCTGCTATTGATAATGGCATGCCCATAAATATGTTAATTAAATTATCCCGATCTGAATCAGTGATTTCAGGGTTGGTTAATTCATAGGTGATTGAATTAAAATTTGGTTGAGGGTTTGCTCGTAGTGATAAATAAAATGCTGCCTGGTCGTTGGCATCAGCTGCATTGAATAGGGTTGTGCTGATGATTTGTGCCAGGTTGCCATAAGTAGAGATTGATGCAGGATCAGTTGCGCTAACCTCGCTGGTCGAAAGTGAGCCATACTTTAAGGTTAAATTATTTCTTACATCTCCAGCGCGGGTTTGAATTTTTAACGAATTAGCCAATGCATCATTTGCGCTTAAATCAACGTAACCATTGGCTGCTAGGTAATTTGTGCGGTGGGTTGAATCTGCATAGGAAATTTGCCCCTCAGCATTTTCATACAAATAACCCAATCCTGATGTCGCCAATGCTGATACCAATGAATAAACATCAATGCGATTTGAAGCGCGGTTGGCTAATTCATAATTACCTGGGCGATCAATTTCACCCAATCCAGTGTTAAATGCAGCTGCCCAGGTAGTTGTAGGATAGAAATCAGCCCAAGTCAATGCCGCTGGCACTGCATTCCATTGAGCAAATAACACCCCCCTAAGAATGCGATAAATTTGATCTCCATCATGCTCTTTAGGTAGCACGCCATTGGTTAGGGCTTTTTGTAATCTTGCCAATGCACCTAGTGCAATTATGCTGACTGTTTGAGCGTATGCCACTCCACCTGCATCACTGATTGTTACTCCAACATCAACAATTGATCCACCAAATATAGGCACAAATGTGGCAGTGGAATCTTGCAATTCAATGGTTATTGATTGATTGATCTGCGCCTCAATAGGAGATTGATCCAGGTTAATCAGTTGAATGTTTGTGTAACCAGCCTGCGCCTGCTCATAAATGTTTGTTCGCCCTGATGTAATTGTTAAATTTGCTAAAATTGCATTGGTGTAATCAACACCATTGATTTTAACTCGCCATATTGGATTCCAATTACTCATCAAAAACCTGCATAATTTCCAGCACCGCCAGTGCCACGATAATAAGAATCATTGATAATTCCAACTACTGATCTTGCAGCTGCTTCGGGATCACCAACCACGCCCATATTTACTGTTACTGATGGTGCTTGACCGAATGGTGTGCCAGTAAATCCACTGCCATTGCCACCAGCCTGACCAAATGGTGTGTAATTTGTTGGAATAATTGGTGGGTATGCAACGCTAATGCCACTACCTGAACCAATAGATGTGCTAGTGCTACCGCCCGCGCTTGGTGTTGGCACTGTTGGTGTTGATGTAACTGTTGTAGTTTGACCAGCCCCGGGATTTCCAGAGTTGTATGTAAAATTAGATGATGGCTGACCGACTTTGTTTAAGTAGCCAATGTCGGCACCTGGCTTAATTAAGTTAATTCCACGTATAACCATATTGATTGAATCAATTATGAAATTTATGATTGGCGTTACTGCACCTAAAATCGTTCCAAATGCGTTAATAATTGCTGATGCAACTTTCGCACCAATATCAATTAAATAACCAAAGATGGTTTTTAATACTGGTAAGACGTAAGTTGTCATTAAGTCAATAAAACTTGCAAACTTCTCTTTATTTTTGTCAATTGCGTCTGCAACTGTATCCCAGGCTTCTTTGAATTTATTAAATATAGGCACGCCATATTGAAAGATATAACCAACCATTTTTTCTAGCACTGGAATCAATGCATAGCCAATAGTTTCTTTAGCCTCATCAAATCCTTGTTTTAAGCGATCAATTCGTCCCTGGAATGTTTCTGCATTTTGTGATGCTGCGCCACCATATAAATTTGACAATGCAATTTGAGTTTGCGTGAAATCCATTGCCTTCAAATCAGCAGCTGATAAACCAATGCCTAACCTGGCTAATTTAGTATCTTGCCCTTCATAGGCTTTTGCTAGTGCTTCAGTTACTGTCGCTAAATCCTTGCCAGTTCCTTTAGATACATCTAGCGCCAGGTTTAATAAATCTTGAGATTTGCCAACATCTTTAGTGCTGACCGATAATCTTTGAAATGATGCGCGTAGGTCATTATCAGTCACGCCAGTAGCCAATTGGGTTTTGGTTATGTAATCCTCAGTAGCCTTAATTTGGGCATCAGTTGCCCCAGTAGCGGTTTTTAATGCGTTGGCTAATCTAAACTGGGCTGATTCATCCTCAATGGCTGATTTAACGCCATCAATGCCAATTTTGACTGCGTAGGCTGCGGCTGCGGCTGCCGCCAATGCAAATGCTGCGCCAACCTTTTTGCCAACATCTCCCATTTTGTCGCCAAATGATTGGGCATCTTTTTCGCCCTGGGCTAAAGATTTTTTTAATTGATCAACATCAGCCAAGATGGATAATTTAAGGGTGCGTGATCCAGTTGCCATCACCACTCCTTAATAATGCGGTCAAATGAATTTTCCCATTGATCAATAATGTGTGGCTGCTCTTGGCGCAATGTTGGGTAGATAAAATAACCTCTAGACCCACGACCTTGTTTGCCTGACCAAATCGGAAATTGCTTAAATCTATTAGAACCAAATTCTGAACCACCCCATAATTGCTGAGTAGTGCCACCACCGCTAAATTTTTGAGATGCAAAACCAATGCTGATTTCACCAATTTTTGATGATTTACTTACCCGCGCACCTGATGCAATTGGACTGGCAACCTTGCGTGAGAATAAATTATCAGCTGCATCTGCTATCTTGCCACGCAAATAATCAGCCAATGAATTGGATGTTTTCTTGGCTTCGGCAACTGCCTCATCACTCATTGCACCAAATGCTTTCATGATGCCACGCAATTCAGCCTTATCATAGGCAATTGCATCAGTCGCCATTTCTCTCCTTCAAAATCTCAACTGCGGTTAAAATTTGCTCTGCGGTTTCCCATTCATTCATTGGAATTGATGTGGCTAATGCCAACTCAACCAATAATCGGTTTAGGCTTCCGCGCCTGTAACTTTTGGGTCATCTACTCCCACCACCACATCAACTACTGATTCGCACCAGGCTTCAAATGGTTTGACTGGCTTACCACCAGCTGCGCGTTTCATGGCGTTATATGCCAGGAATAACAAATCAGAAATTCCAATTTTGTCTTGCGCTTGGCTAATAATGTTGCCAGTTTTCTGCTCCCATTTTGCCCACTCAGGTGGCTGAGCAATGTAGGTTTCAGATGACCCATTTCCGTATTCAATTGTTATTGGTAATTTCATGCTCCCGATCTCCTTTATTTAGTCGTTTAGTAATGGCGTTGTCACACAAGTGAATGACAATGACACTGTTTGTGCATCAGGTGCAGTGCCGCCTGCACTTGGCAAAATTGGTTGAACGTCAAAAGTAAATACTGCGCCAGTTTCTGCGGTTAGTGATACTGCCAATGGTGTTTGTGGTGCGCTAGTAGCAGCAGTCCAAAGTGATTCACAAAGTCCAGCGGGTGATACGCCCCAGTCAGCCAACATTTCAACTGCAAATGTTCCCTGGGTATCAGTGGTGTAGTAAGCCTTGCCATCTAGAGTTTGATAAGTATTGATGGTGGATGCAACTGTCAATGTTGCGGATGTTGCCTGCGCATCAAAATTATCACCTGCAATGGTGAATGCTACGTCACGACCTGTAATGATTGTGGTTGCCATTATTCTCCTTATATGTCTTGGTTGTAATAAGTGCTTACCGATAGGTCAGCAATTAAAATTGATGATGTTGTTAAATTTGTAATGGTTGGGCGTTGAACATCACCGACAACATAACCATCAGGCATAACACCTAAAATTTGAATAACCAGTTTTTCTAAATTATCTAAAGCACCGGGATTTGAGTTGTATGCAACGGCAGCTGTAATTGTAAAATTTACTTTAACATTTACGGCAGATTTACCAATTAAAGTTGATTCTAAATATGGTGAATCAGGCACAATTACGCAAGCGGGTGGAATAATTGCTTCAGGCACAAATGAATAAACTGTTGCACCGATTGATTCTAGGGCGGTTGCCAATTCTCCGCGAACTTCGGCAATTGATGCACTCATTGTGCAATTGTTTCGGTATCAATAAATGGTGCTAATAAACCATATTGGCGATTGATCATACTGCGACCAGTGCGATAAATAGTCTGGGCAAAATCTACGCCCTCAATGTTTGATCCAGGTGCAATAATTGCCTGGAATATATCAGTGCTTAATCCTAACAATGCGTTTTTAATTGCTGGATTGTTTGCATAAATCTCAGCCGCACTCGACCCATCAAGCACGGCTAGACCAGCGGGGATGACTGGTGTGATTACTGTGTCAGCTGCATCTACGCTTGCAGCAAACATATACACGTTTGATGTCCGTGCATCAACTGTGTATGTATCATCATAATCACCACAACCAGTAACGATAACTGATTGACCCTGGACAAAAAGATTTGCGCGGGTAGTGACAAAATAAATCTTGTTATTTTTTACTTCATAAGTGTCTATTGCAGATTGATATGCAGTTAATAGCGGCAATAAGACCGATTCGGCACTTGCAATTATTTGATCCAAATATGCATCTGAATACATAGAATCAGACACGCCTAACACTGCGCGTAAATCATCTGCATCAATGATTGGCATGTCTGATCCTCTCTCTGCTACGGCTGGGCGCACTCGGGAGCGAATGCACCCATGATTGTTAAGCCTTGTTGAACTTGTAAGCGCCAGCGCCAATTTTCTTGGCTGTTGCTCCATAACCATAAAGCATTACGCCAATTTGACCATTTGCGATCAAGTTAGTGCGCAATTGCAATGTTGGTGATTCATACCAGGTATAGGCATCACGATTGATTACATACATGCAACCATCAGTTGATTGTGCAGCTGTTAATGCAGTATCAACCCATAGATCAATGCCATTGACTGATCCGCGTAGGCTGCGTGGTTGCGCATTACCTGCGGCATTTTGTGGCTGTAACGAATTATAGATTGGTCGCCCATCCACGTTCATTGCCATGATTGTTCCCCACATTCCTGGAGATACAACAATTGCATCAGCAAATCGGAATGTATTTGCATAGACGCTTACTGCGCCCTTTGATACCCAATCAAGCAATTCTGATGCGGTGATTGTTGAACCTGCAATTGTGAATGCAGTATTGGTTGCACCAGCCAAAATGATTGATGAGTTATATGCATTTGTTGCACGTGCATATTGTGAATTAAGGTTTGAAAGAACCTCTGAAAGAAATGCTGGACTGCTTCTGTCTTGCAGCTCAACGCTCATCACTTGCTCGCCACTGAATTTCTTGATATCCACTTGAATGAACTCAGATTCCATATTGACATTTGGTGTTGCATCATTTTCTGCTGTTTCTTCAACTGATGGCAATACTGTGATTTTTGGAATTTCAAATGTTAAACCAGCATCAGGCAGTGTGCCTGTTGAGATTGAATCAATTGATGCACGCACGTTGTCAGCAAGTCCATTTACGACCTCTGAAAGTTGGCGTGTTGGAATTAAACCAGGATTATCTCCTGTTGAGTTATTAGTTGCAGCAATATATTCGCGTGAATCATGATCTCCACGTGTTGCTTGAATTGAATGGAATAAATAATCCGCAGTGGTTTTAATTGGATTGCGAACATTTGTATAAACCATTGGCATATTGCCAGTAGCCTTAATTGATAATGATGCCTCTACTGTTTCAGCAGATGCAGCAGGTGTTTCAACGTTAGTGTCAGACACTGCGTTTTCTCCTTCGGTTGGTTTTGGTTGATCTGCTTCCGAAATAGTTTCGGTTTCAGAATCCTCGGTTGCAGCCACGCTGGATACTCGGGCTGATTTAATTGCTGGCTCGCTAGTTAATGCAACGCCAGTCAAATCTCCTGATAAAACTTTCATTGTGCCATCCTTAGCCATTTCATAATCATTCACCGCTAATTCAACGGAGAATCCATCACGCAAACCATCCATTGCTTCAACTAGCGCATCAGTGCCAGCGGTAGTGTTTGCAATTTTGAATGTTGCATCAATTGATTTATCGCCATTCATGGTCATTGACAATGTTTTGCCAATTCTGCGGGTGCGGTCATGCTCTAGATTTAGAAATACGTCTTTGGGTGCAATTGATCCTTTAGCAAATACCACACGCCCAGTGCTTGCATTTGCAGCTTCTCCAAACGCAACAATTCGTCCAGAGATTGTCCTGGATTCGCTATCGGCTGCGGTTATGGTCATTGGTGTTGTCAGTTTCATAGTGCCATGTCCTCTTTCTTCATAATTTCATCAGCGGTCATTACGCCAATGCGGTTGTAAATTTCATAAATTTGCGCACGCTCTAAGGCTGATCCACGTAGGTATGCATCTAAATCAAAGCGTGCAACTGTTGAACTCGCTACGAAATCAGGCATACTCATACGTTGCTCAATGACATTCATGATCGGCATTAAACTCAATTGCAGCAATGATTCCTTTTGTGTTGTTGCATTTGAATACGTCATTGATGATCCAGTATTGGAGTCAGTGAAATAACTCGGAATTCCGCAAGCGCGTGAAATTTCAGTGCTGATGAATTCCCGGGCTTTTGCTAATTGTAATTTCTCAGGGTCAAATCCAACTGATTCCATTGTTACATCAGCATTTAAGAATGCAGTGCTGCGATTCCTTCTTGCAACGCCCCATTGCTCCAATAATTTTGCAATGCGATCTGCGGGCAATGCTGAACCATTTGATTTTAATACCATTGATGGAATTGGCTCATTAGCATAATTAGCAGCTGCTCGCTCTAAGGCTGCGCCAGTGCGAATTGTGCGACCTGCGCGATTTAATACACCTTCATCATTTCCGTAAAATACAACTAGGCTGCCAATGCCTTCATTCGGGATGTTTTGTCCATTTATGGCGTAACCTGTTATCTCGCTGGCATTGGCATTAGTTTGAATAGTTACTCGGATTGGGTCAATGCGTTGAACTGATCGCACGCGATAGGTATCGGAATACAATTCCGTAATTTGTAGATAACCAAATCCATATAGCAAAATATCGCTGGCTAACCATGCATAAACTGCTTGACCTGGCACACGTGGATCAGGTGTGTTAAATACTCTTGGCGCATCTAAAGTTTCACCAGTTGAGCGATCTCTTAAAACAATTGGAATTGATGCAATTGATCCTGAAATTATATTTCTTGCGCGGGCTGCGGTTGGAATGCTCATAAATTCTTGATATGTCGCTGTATATGCAGTTGGCATAAACGGATAAAGCGAATCAATGGAATTTAGTGGTGCAATGTTGTAAGCAGCTAAAACATCAGGGGATGGGGTATCGGCTTTTGCCTGGATATTTCTAAACCGATCAAGTATTGCCATGTGGCAATTTTTTCAGGCTTGTAGCACTATCCAATCAATATATCAACATCCGTGCTTGGGCGTGTCGCAAAATGTGTCACCAATGCTCCAGCCACCGCAGCACAAATTGCTGACTGACTAGCCCGCCTGCCAAATACCACTCCACCATCTCCGCGATTTAATTTAACCGCTGATAGAACCTGGATATTTAAGGCTTCCTGATTTGTATGTCGCAAACGCCCGCTATTGATGGCTGAAAGAAATTCATCAACCGCCTGCGGGTAATATCCATCCGCTTCCTGGACTGGAATGCCTGCATGCCTTAATCGGTCTGCCACCGCACCACTGGTTTTGCGGCTAAACAATAAATGCTCAATTGGATATTTTCGGCAATAGGCAGATGCATCATTTGCAATGGCTTTGTCATCTAGGGTTAGATCATTACTCCAGGTGTGTAATAGTTTGATAACAAATTGATCATTTTCTAATTGTTGAGCAGCCACCAATGCAGCATGCCTGCGGTCAGGTGAGTGATCCAGTGCCATCCACGTAATTTTCTCAGGGTCTAATTCCAACTCAGGGGATTGGCAGGATCGCCATTCAATTTCACCAACGGCAGCTGTAATTGTTGCAACCCACCTGGACAAAACTTCGGTCATGACAACTTCATGGGGATCATTTAGCAATTGGGCAATGTTATCGGCATGGATTGTATGACCCAGGGCTGGCACTGCGGCAATAATGTTTTTAGGATCATTAACATCATCACTTGGTGCTGACCATTCAAAATAGGCTATGTCATCAGGTGCGCCAGCGGCGGCTGCAATTCCGCGATCACGCAATTGATTAAGCACCAGAGAATGTTGATCACCCGCTGAACTGAATGCCATAATCATTGGATTCTTGGCTGCAAGCAATGAATAACGCAATGATGCAAATCCTTCTAAATCATGTTGTTCTCTGACTTCATCAAGTAGAACTGTTGTAGGTGATGTGCCTCTAGCAGCTGAATTTCCTGCCTTAATTGCAAACCTAGAAATCCCGGTCTTGTTGGCAACTGTAATTTCCTCATTGCCGTGTGACCATTTGATCCGTTGCACTTTCTTAGATAATTCATCACTGCCTTCAATCAATCCAACTAGGGTGCGAAATTGCTCTAAGGATGTGGTCAATCGGTGGGCTGATGAAATTTGCAGTGGCTCATCAAATATAAACATGCCCGCCAAAATCCTAAGTAGCATCAATGTGGATTTGCCCGACTGCCTGGACACAATAGTTGTCACCAGGGGCGTAGCCCACCTACCATCAGGTTTGACTTTATGTGAATGCTCCAGCACGAATTTCTGCCAGGGCATCAATTCAATCTTTAATAATTTGGCAAAATCAATGATTTCAAAACCCCTGGATGGTAAATCATTCAATGGAGTGTGGATTCTAGGCGTTGGAGAACCAAAACATGCAGCTAATGACTGAGCAAAATCCGATTCAATTCGGTCATTACCGATCACGACCTGATCATCACTGATCACTGCCAATTGATCCTTAGTCATGACTTATGCTCACGTTTGTGGGGGTAAAACGATCAT